TGATTAGGATGAGTAAGTATTAATGTATCATATCTTCTAATAAATTGAATATCATCTAAATCACTTTCTGCATATGGTACTGTACCACTTATACTTGAGTCAGATACTTGTGTGCCATCAGAGTTATATACACGAATATATCCAACACCAACTTCAATAATATAATTAGTATCAGCAGAAAAATCAAAAGGAATTATTTTAGCAGGTTTATCTCCAGCACTACTTACTCCTTTTGTTTTAGCGATAAACTTTGTGCCTGAACGTCTTTCTACACCACCACCAAACAAGACATAAAAATTATCTAAATTTCTACATCCTGTTTTATACATTTCTAAATCAGAACGACCATCTATTTTTCGAGAAAGTTCTCCAGCATTAAATGCTTGTATATAACTAATTGCCAAGACTTTCTCCTATATTATTGGTGAACTATAGTTTCTTGATACAAGGAAGTTACTTTCTTCATTATCCCAATTTTTATTTTCTATAGTATCTATACTACGAGCAGCAGGTAGTATAATAGTTTGTAGTTCTGTTAATAAATTGTTTTGAAGTTTTTCATCTAGTTGCATAGGTACTGCTAGTTTTATTGCAAGATTACAAATAACTGCTTGTTGTGCTAATGGGTCTAATATAGAAACATCTTCAGGTTTAGCTACATATTTAAGATACGCAGCATCATAGTCTGTAAGTATTTCACCTGATTCTATAGACCATTCTGTACCATCATCATAAGCATCTGTTGAATCATATAAATTAATTAAACGAATATAATCAACAGGTAATGCGTATTTATAAGAATATTTAAATGCAGGTGCTTCTGCTAGTCGTGTAAGTTGAGTTCGTTTAGTTGCGGAGTTCCAAGTATACATTCTTAATGTTTCAACTAATGCTTGATCAAAAAGAACATTACATAATTTTGCACTAAAAATAACTCCATCATCTGTAGCTTGTGCTACATCAAGTGAAGCGATTGTATCTGCTCCTACTTTAAGGAGTGCGTGATTGCATATTTCAATTTTGCCTAAAGACATACTTCACCTCTTAAAAAAATGTAGGACTTACATTAACCGAGAAGGTAAGTTAAATGCCTACTGAATTACTTTTTAGTCATTTGTGTAGTAGAATATTTTTCCACTAAAAGTTTTGCTTGCATCTAAACCAGCATTAGCTGTTGTTAGTGTAACAAGACCAATATCAGAAGCAGCAACTTCCGCTTGACCCCATCCTGTATGCAATGCAAATGCAGCATTAAGACCTTCAGTACCTTCAATACCTGCAGCTTTACCGATAGTTGTGCCATCGATTGCTGGTATTAAATCTACAGTAGTTCCACTACTTAAAGCAGCAGAGCCATTGATTGTTAGGTTTAATACAGTTGCGTTACTTCCAATAACTGCTACGTCAAGAACATCTCCTGTTCCTGTGTTGCTTCCGTTACTAATAGTAAATTTAGCAACTTTAACACCAGCAGCATTAGTAGAAGCATCAAATAACTTATTGTCACCATCTTTAGCACTTGAAGCAGTAATAGCATCTGCAGCAGTACCTGCTGTTCCACCATATACTTCAATTACTTCATTTGAACGTATGTTTGCCATTTAATTATCCTCGTTAAGATGCGTTAGCACCAGATTCTTTGACACCGATTTGAACAACTTTCTTTTCTTCCATACGAACAGCACCTGTTCTCATACAAGAATAAGCATAGTAGTTAAATCTCTTATCGTCACGTTTGCTAATCTCTGTCATAATAGAAGGATTAGTAACTTGACGCACGGCAGAACGAGTATACGCAACACAAGCTCTCTTACCAGCAGTAGTTGATCCACCACTTGCTGCAACAGGAAGATCGTCTGATGATCCCCAAGAAAGGTTTGCAATATGATTTGTTCCGTCAGCATCATTTGCATCATTTACAAATGGAAGCTGATTAGACTTGACGATTTCGAACCCAAAGAATGTGTTCATATCACCACTAACTAAAGACTTAATGTTATTGAAGTCAATAGAAGCAGCAGTTGTGTTAGTTAGCAAGTCTTGTAGAGCTGCAGGACTAACAGCAAGATATGGTTTGTTTAGTGGGTCATTAAGATCAACACCACCAGTTTCCATAATTTCTCTTGCTTGTGCTATTTTATCAATAGTTAAGCCTTCGTTGTTATGAGCAATCTTATTAGCAGCAGCTAAAGATGCAGTACCACTTCCTGTTTTACCAGTTTGTGCAGTACCGAACAATCCTTTTAAGAACTCAATGTCATACTTACGCATTAATGCAGTAACTTGTTGCTGAACGTATTCAGACTCTGGGTTTACTAGCATTTGCACTTTATCGAACTTATCTAACATCAACCCAACATCGTATGCAGTAGCAACTACTCTACGTCTGTCGTGAGAGATGTCGTTTTCAGGTGAATCAGCATATCTGCTTGTAACTTCAGCAGCGATGACAGAACCCAACTGATCGTAATATTTTTCCTCGCCCTCGATAGATTCTTCGAGGTGAGTGCCTTTAAACTTACCACCAATAGTTTGTGTGAGTAAGTCCAAAGTTTTTCCATACTGCTTTACGAATGCAGTAGTTATACTTGTAGAAGCCATTTTACTCTCCTTGTTTAGTTTGGCTAATTAATATTAAACGCTGTATAAACAGCACGACTAATCGGCTCTGATTATCTCACAAGGAGGTCTTGCCTGCCATTTAACGTCTGGGTTGACGCTAACTTACAGGGGTCTAAAAAGATTATCCCTTTCGTTAAAGCAACTAATACATTGTTACAAAATTGTTGTCAAGAGAAAACTTTATAAATCTTCACCTAGCTTACTCATCAAATCCATACGTTTTTGTGCAATATGTGGTGGAATATTTTTTCCAACCTTTAAGTATTCCATAACTTCCATCTCTACTTCTGCAAGTTGATCACGAATACCTGCCATAGTATTTGTTTGATGATGTCCAATTTCAGGATCATCTGCAAACTTTGTAGCTATTTTACCTAGTGTAGTAGCAAATGCTGGATCAAGTAATAACCCTGACTCTTTAGCAAACTGAATATTTTCTTCTGGCATACCATTAGCTTTAAGCATAACTTCTATACCATTCATCATTCCGTTATAACTATCTCCCCATTCTTTTTTAAGTTCAGCTTCCATTGATTCTAAATTTTCTTTTACAGAATCGTTAGATGTTTCTATATCTTTAGCAACTATATCTAAATACCAATCAACTAAACCTTCAGCTTGTTCTGCACTAGCACCCATTTCAAATGCTTTTTGTTTAAAACCTTCTATTGTTTCTTCAAAAAAAGGTTTTGAATCTTCACCAATAATATCAACAAACTCATCGTTAAGGGTAAAATCATAACCCTCAATAGAATCAGGTCTACCCAGCTTTTGATAAAAAGCATTCCATTCTTCTTCACTAGCATCTTCTTTAGGTATATCACCTTTTTTACCAGCAAAACTTTGAAGCTCTTTAATATATTGACCAACTTCATTAGCATCTTTGCCTGCAAGATTTTTCCAAAAACCAGCAGACTTAACATCTTCGTTATCAATTTGTGATAGCATTGAATCAACAAAAGACGCAGCTTCGGTTGTTTCTTGTACCTCCTCATTGGGTACTTCTTCGGTAGTTTCAACTACTTCCTCATTTTGTATTACTTCTTCTTCACTCATCGGTGACCTCCTCTATGGGTTTCATATTAATTTGTTTCTTTATGCTTAATATTACATTTCTTAATGCATTCATTTTTGCTTCTATAACAGGATCATTATATTCTGTTTGATCTTGCCACTTACAAATACCTATTAGAAAATTAGTAACTAATAATGCATTATTGTTTTCAGGGTCGAAAAGGTTTACAAATGCTCGTCTTGTTTCTTCTGATAAATCCTTCTCGTTATCCCACTCAAAATCGTAGGTAACTTTATCTATTATATCCATTATTCCTCTACTTGTTCATTTACTAAATCTTGTAAAAACTCTGCACCACTACCTTCTTCTGGTTTCTTTTGAGTTTTAACATAAGCATCACTTAATGCTTGTGCTGATTGTGCTTGTTGTTGTGCCATCATTGCTTGCATACGTTGTTCTCTTATTTCTGCAACTGCTTCTTCTGACAACTGTAAATCAACAGGCATCATATTTACTTCTTGTATAAATCTAGCTGTTCTGTCTGGATTTAAATTATCAAATATTTCTGGTTTCATTTGTGCAATTAAACTCATTTGTTGTATGGCAGTCATTGTACCAAATAATTCTATTTGTCTAGAAGCTATGGATGCTTTACCAACTAAATCAAAATCTATGCTAGCACCTGATAATTCTGGTATTTCTAATTCAGGAAACTTTCCATCTCTTAACATAATACTAAATGCACGCTCTAATGAAGGCTTAACAAAGTATTTATTTAATCTATTTACAGCAGGTGTTAAGAATTGTAGAGACAGGTTTAAACGCTCTTGTGATTCAAATGCTGTCATATTTTTTTTGTTATGTAATGGATTAAATAGAGGAATATAAAAAGCATCCATTATTTCTTCTTCTTTCTTTTGAATCATTGCATCATTAACAACAATATTATCCATAGGTCTTAATTGTTCTGGTTTAGATAATGGATTACCAGCATTATAATAAATTATAGAACCTTGATCATTTGATATTTTTCTAACACTACCATCATTAGGAGCTAGCCACGGGGGGTTGGATACTCTTTCTGCACCACGAATACGAGCAACTTCCATTCTATTTATCATTGGAAGTGTATTAATAACTTCTGATGCTGGACTGCGACCATACTTTTCAAAGTTTGTTTTGTAAAATCTACCTACTGCATAAGGCATTTCATCAAAACCTGACTCCATAACTATTTCTTTTGTAGTAAGACTTACATAATATGATGCAACTTTCTTACTTTCTTTTTTAGAAGTATTAGGAGTATAGTTATTTCTAGGCATAACAACGTGTATAAACTGATGTTCTCTAGTTTGTGTTGTCATATTACCTGCTTCATCTATAATAGATTGTGGACAACTATCTCCAAATTGTTGAACAGCTTGTCTTGCAGTTAATTTAAACTCTCTTATTATAGTATCTATTTGACCTTGATAGTTTTCGCAAAAATAAAATTGATTAATATAGTGCGATCTCCAGTTAATAAAATTTTTCTTATCAGGTTCACAATAAAGTGTTGTTGTTCCTATATATGCACAATGATCAATACATTGACCCATTTCTTCATAAAAGTTTGAGTTTTCTATAGCATTAATAAATTTTTTAGATACAGAAGATAATGCTCTAGTTACATTATCATTATTCATTAACTCACGATCTGTGGTTATAACACGAATCCANTTCTGTCCTTGTGGNAAAAGATGAGACATCATACCGGCAGTAAAC